ATCTTACAAAAATATCGTTTTTTAATAGCTCGAGCTTGCGGTCAATGGCTTGTAGTTCTCGAGCTAGATTATAATTGCCAAATTTATCTGCTATACACCAGCTGGCTGCATTGCGAGTGGTAGAAAATTCACCCATGCGTTGTTCACCACAATATACTGTGTATCCTGGTTTCATGGATCGTATCTGATATCTACCAAACAATTCATAGTCGCCGTTGTCATTTTGCCATAGAATATTGTTTTCTAGTGCATGAAATTCTTTTAGAATAATACGTTCAAAATCTTGATCTTTTATCATTTAAAAACATAATGTGTTAGCAGATAGCCTACAGTGGCAGTAAGAAATCCAATTACGCCTATGCCCCACCCTATCAGCTGATCTGTACGTTTGTCAGCCATTTTTTCAACCATGGCATGCACTTCCACTATCATGATTTTGAGACCAGAAAGCTTGTCTTCTAACACTGTTAGTTTTGTTTCCAAAGCATTATAACGCTCAGCGCAAAGTTCTACGTGCGCTTCCAAACTTTTCTTTTCAATGTCGGTGGTTTCCAGCATAATATTTTTCCCAGATCAATTATTTATGGCCACAGGGTCAAACCATATGTTTTGCTCTGACCCTGAAGTTATAATGATTGACGGTAACTCTCTTTGATTGTCTAGATCTATAATCATTGGTACGCCTTCGGAATCTAACCTTAACACCTGTGTGGGATCCAGTCTGTCCCCAAACACACCTTCAGTTTCTGTAGCAAATTCAAATTGCCACGACTGATTTACGCATACAGGATATGTAAGATCAAACAACTGAGTACGCATGGACAAGATCTGTGTGATGGTCTCCCAATTTCTCTGTTGATTTCTTGCTCGATTCCAGGCCACAGTGTCTGTAATCCAGGATCCTGTGCGATCCTGGAAAGGTATTCGTGCTGATTTTGCATGTCCTGTGACACCTGTGGCGGTGATATCAAAAAGTGTTCTACAGATAAATCGCATTAAAATTGCGATCAACTTTTACCGAGCTGATAGATAACTTTTGCTTGTTCCAGCACATCTTGTAAAGCAGGATTTGTTTTGGCAGCTCTGCGTATTTGTCCCCAGAGCTGATCTTCTTTTAATTGTTCTTGTATGTCTATGGCTCTAGGACTTTGGCTATGCAACTGTCGTTGAGCAGAACCATGCTCTCTGACATAGACTGTTTCGCCACCATCTGGTGATTCGTATATAACCGCTTCAGTGATTTTGTTGACCATCATAATATGTGTATTTAACGTCAACAAAAAACCCCAGGTTTTATTCTGGGGTTGTTTTAAATCAGTTAGTTATTACTGAGTTGTGAATGATGCTGTAGCAGAAACGTTACCAGTTGAAATACCGATATTCAATCCACCTGTTGCATTGGCTTGCTGAGCTGCAGCAACCAAAGTTGTTGTAGTGTATGCTCCTGTGGGGAACAATGCAATGTTCAACACTTGTGGATTACCAGGGCTAACTTGATACATAGCAACTGTGCTGGTTTGTTGGATAGCTTGCAACACGTTGGAAACATAGCCATAAGCATTTCCTGCACCTGCTACGCCCAATGAACTGTTGGCAGTCAATGAGAAAAAGTCAAGTTTGGGGCCTTGAAAATTGGTTACGCTTGCGTTAGCAAGATTTGCGCCTTGTGCAACTGAACCGTTTAGTACGTCTGTTGCAAATACTGGTTGTACACCACCTGATACTGGGACAATATATGCCATTTGAAAATCTCCTTAATATGTAGGCTCTCGCCTTACTTTTATTTATCTTTTGGAGATAAAATTAAGGGTCAGGCAATCAGTTCAGGATTGTTTAGTGCACGATTGCCAGCTGAGAATCCAAATCTATTGACCAGTTTTGCGCGGCCTGCAGGAGTTGCTAGTACCCATCCTTCTTGCCCTGGCTGTTGGCGATCCAGTTGTTGTAGCAAATCGCTTTTGAGATCATGCAGGCCTAAAAATGCAGTAAAGGCTGCACTGACACCGTCCATGTTGCTTCTTGGACTCTGCAAATATTCTACTATGTTGTTGAATTTTCTAGGTGTCACATTGGCCTTTAACCAGTCGCCAAATCCAGGCAACAAATTGTTGAAGTTTGTGGTGATTCTTGAATTGATATAACGTTTGCACAGTGCTGGTAGATCAGTTATGCCATGACTGCGAAGATCTATTGGGCTAAACAATTGATCAATTGCTGGGCCTTTTTCTTTCAATAACTGCTTGAGTTCTGCAACCAACTTAGCATTGGGTTTTACGTTTTGTATTTCTTTTACATTAGGAGTTATCAGCAACAGTCCAGGTACCGGGCGTAGTTTGACATCTCCCAAGGGCTCTGCAGGACTTGTTGGGTCAGCAATCTTGGTGTGTATAGCCACACCCACTTCACTGTTACCAATTTGTTGTCCAAGATTGCTGTTTGCAGGAATTTTATATTCAATGAAGTTGGGCCTGAACACATATGCGCCTGCTATTTCTGGTGGAGTTTGTGTGTACAACAAATCGCCTTGGATGTATCCTCGGAAGTTAGCTGGTACTGCGGCACTCAACAAGGGCCACAGTTTCACATAGATAGCAATTAGATCGCCACGTTCTCCACCACGCTGATTCATGATTTTGGCAATTTGTTCTGGGCTGGTGGCCAGGCCATCGTAACCTTTGGCCAGGAATCCAGACTTGTCTGTGAGCACAAACTCTCCAGTGGGTTTGCGTCCAAATATGATAGCAGGTTTGCCATCCCATTTTACAGTGGTAGTGCTGGCAGTATCTGCAGCTGCATCTGCTATGATTTGCAGTGCTTCTCGTATGCCGCGACTGCCTTTTTCAAACACCAGGTCTTCAAGATGTTCAATACGTACATCTTTGGCAGATTCTACTAGAGGTCTCATGCCTTGATTTACAATACGATCTCTTAATCTTGCCAAGAAGTTTGTGTCTGATTCACCACGAGTTTCAAAAAATGGTACACCTTGATTGGCAAAATGTTCTCGGGCATCTGCTAGTTTGGCATCACGTTTGGGATCGTTAGCTAATGCTTGTATGATTGTTTCCACACTGTACAAATCATCTCGGGTAGCAGATTTGTTCAACAACAGTTTGGCAACTTTGTCAGGATCATCTGTGATCACTTGATTAGTAGCACGGTCAGCAATGCCCGCAATTTGATTCAGTTTGTAGCCCATGCTTTTGGCCATGCTATTCATCAACACATTACGATCAACGCCTTTGTACTCTGAGTTGGCAGGAGCAGTCAGTACAAACTTTGACCATGGTACATTTTTCAAGAACATGAAATCAGTCTGTACATAACCTTTGTTGGGATTACCTACTATGGGTGTTTTAAAATGCACCGCAGTACCGGTTTTTCGTATGTAGTCTTCGGGTTTGAATCCATGACTTTGTACCCACTGCGATAATCTGTGTACCAATTGTTCTTTGGTGACCAAATTGGCATCTACTGCTACATCCAAATCACCTGATGTGGGTTTGAGGCCTGTGCTGCCCAGTGTGTTGTTTTGTAGATCCAGGCCTGGCAACATTTGATCTAGCCAGGCCAAGGTAGGTTTTACATCAGTCTGATTGATACGTTGTGTCAGGGCGCGGCCGTCGCCATCTTTGAATACATTGCCGCCTTCAAATATGTTCATATGGGTGTCATCCCCAAGGTCATTAATAGTGCATCAACCTGAGGATTGTTGGTACGCTTGAATGTTTTGTCACCACTGTTGATTCGCAACATTTGACCTATCTGTTGCATTTGTGCAGGAGTGACTCCTAGCGCACGTAATCTTTGTTGCATGACTGGTTTTACGGCTGCGGCACTGGCTATACTGCTAGTGCGTGCTTGAGGATTTTTGTTTCTAATAGATTGGGCAACAGCTTGTACTCCAGCCACCGCTACTTGAAAATATTTTGCCACTGCTTGAGCTTGTTGCGGAGTGCCTCTGGCATTTACAATTTGTTCCAAAGCAGTGTTCAATTCAGTGTCAATACCCGGTAGTTCTCTAACATCATCCATTTCTATTGTTTCGCCAGTGGTTGATTCTGATGTTTTGAGATGGTTGTCGCTCCAGGATATAAAAGCATCTGCGTACTGATCTTCATCTGGCGATACAGCTTCATTAATGGCGCCTTGACGTCTTAGTGCCGCAATGGTGCTGGCATTTTTTGGATCGTTAGGATCTAATTTTTGTCCACCAATGCTGATAAGCTGATTTGAAGCTGGTGTTTTCAATGAAGTAGTTGTAACTGTGCTAGGGGTGCCAGTGAGTTGTGCGGCGCCTGCTGCACCATAGTTAGGTGTTGATGTGGTTTTTGGTGCAGGAGCGGGTGTGCTGGCAATGACAGTTGGTTCAGCTTTGGCCCAGGCCGAGACCAGACTTTGAATATATTGTTTGACTGCAGGATCTGTCTGAACTTTTTTGAGTTTGTCTTGCCAGTCAGCCGACGGTGCTTGATACTGGGGGCCAAATCCTTGCTTGCTTAATTTTTGAGAGGCGGCTTGTGCAGTTGATGCATAGCTGGGTGCTTTACCAAAAATACCAGTGGATCTATCGTAGGCTCTAGTGGCAGGATTGTTTGTGACTGCTGATGCAGCTGAACTGGCGGCACTTTTGACTGCTGGTGCAACTGCTGACGCAGTCTTGTTATAGACATTTTTAGCCCCGGTTGCAGCAGACCCAGCAACATTTTTTATGTTTTTGCCAGCCTGTTTAACTCCTCGTATGATTTCTTGGTCAGTTGGTATCATACCTTTGATAGTATTGCCCATTGTGCCTGTTTTGTTTTTAAGACTGTCCATGAACCCTTCGTTCAATGGGTGTTGTGTTAGTTCATGAATTTGCATCTGTGCGTCTCACTTGACGTGTAAATTTGCCAGGATCTCTCAGTCGAATCGCATTAATTAACTTACGTTGTAAATTATCTGCTTGTTCTGGTGTATAACTAGAGTCTATTTGTTCTAGTAATCTTATGGCACTGGTAATGATATTGGTAGCACGATTTTCAATCACATGACGTTGGTCACGCTCAATGTACATTGCATCCAACTCTTCCAAAAGACTGCGTGTTTTTTTTTGCATTTTATACCAGAACCTTTGGATTATTTATTGATTTTTTTGGTTTGGTGTGCTAAGTTATACTCCGCATACATCATTGCATATTACTAATCGTCCCTGACTGAATGTAGGAATATTCCAAGTTTTTTCAATGCCAGCAAACCAACATATGCAGTGTGCCAAATCATATTTCAATGCATTATTTTCGTGTAC